AAGTAAAAATATTTAAAAACTTAAATTTTTTTAACGTTACGCACTTAATCATTAATTAGGCTTTATGCGAAACACTTCACTTGTTTTGTTCTTTGCTCTTTGGGGTATCACCTCAGTTACTCCCCAGCGGATGAAGTTTTCAACCTTCACATTGTAAGATAGACCAGGTGCGCAAGTTTTATTATCACACTTAGTACCGAAGTATGGTGGTGGATACACTCGATAACACCGATGACAGCGACCGATGCTTACGGCTCGTCGCCTCCTCGCGTATGTCGATGTCCCTCCGCCAACTTGTTTATTAAAAGCCAACTGGTAAATAAGCACACAAATAGCAAGGGGAAAAGAGCCCCCTCGCTTCTTAAACACACTTAAAAGTAGAAATACAATATCTTTCTTATGGCTGTTCATCACTGCTTCTTGTTATTCGCATTGTTGAAGTTTCTTTCAATCTCAGGTCCCATCCTCCCACCGGTCACAGCTGCACTGAAGTTACCATATGTATCATTGTTGTTTGCTTTATCCAGAGCCAAACGCTGATAGGTATTATGGGCCACATACTCCGCTCGTGTTGGTCTAGGTACAATACCACCAACAGGCTTAACAGCTGCTTCATTTTCGACATAGTCAAAGAAATCAAAAGCAGCATACCTCGTGTTGTAACTAAAGCCCATAGCTGCCCAATCCGAAGGTGGCTTACTGTGCAGGTGCATATAATTCCATGCAATTGGAGCGTATAAACGGCACACTCGACGAACGCCTGCAAGCTCTTGAATAGTACCAAGTACATCATCAGCCATAATTGCTCCACCAGCAAATTCAAAGGTCCCTCTTGGATCTTGATAAGACGAACTACTTGCGCTGGCGCAGTAGCACACAAATTGTATGATGACATTGGTTACCTGCTCAGTGGGTACTCCCAAACCTTCAAGTTTGACTGCGATCTTAGTCATTTCTTCAGCGGTGGCCATATTGTTGGAGATCAGCTTTGGTTTAAGATTCCAGAGTATGTCAGTGGATGGCCTATTGAATAGATTAGACGGATCGCCTCTCATGTCTGGGGTAGGCTGTAAAGCTGGCCTCCCAATCTCCAAACAAGCATTGGTAACCTCAACGGCACTTCTCTCACCACGTAGAGCCTCTTTCAAACTAGTCAACCGGCTTTCAACAACATTGACTGGCTCACGCTGCTCAGTGTTTTGCCTCTGCTGCCTTGGAGGTGGTGGATTGTTCTGACTAGTAAGCACAGGTGCTAATTGCGGCGCAGGCTTTCCTACTTCCGGTAGATTCGACATGATTTTGATATACAATCTTCTAGCCTGTAAACCTAAAGGCAATTAACAACTGCCTGCTGGTTTGAGCTTACCGATCAGATCAAGAAATTCAGGACTCTGAACACAACCGATAATGCGAACTGATTCACCAGTAATTGTGATTGAACAGGTTTCGTTAACACTATTTAAATACACACTAGCAACGATAAGTAACACACAAGCAATAACTAAGCACACTTCTATCATTAATGTCTATGACCACAAGTTGCACACCTACTGTTGCTGGATTTGTTGAGGAAAATGATGATTGCGATCAGTGCTATCACAATGGCCCAAGGTTGCTTCAGGAATCTCGTGGGCGCCTCAAGTGAGTTCAACTTTCCTGGGCTGTTGTATCTTATTGTCTTTGTGCCGTCTTGATAAAAACCACCATGCGGTAGTTGATGTATATTGTCCCCAACAAAAGGCAATGTGCTTCTTGAAAATGACCAAATAAATGTCGTGAGACTTAAGCCAAAGGCTACACACAGATAAATTCTCGTGTTATCAGGCGGAGGTGAAAGAGGCATTCGGACACAGGATTAGCAATCTGTTTCTATGCCTTGTAAGACACTGGAAAGTGGCAACTGGATCTAAGAGAGGTTGATTTTCAGCGGTGACGAATGTTACACTCTCGTAAGTCTGCCCCACGATTTCTTCGACCGATCTCGCTTCAACACTATGGTCGCACAGCAACTTACCGACTTCTTTCTCAAAATAGATTATTTGCCCCTCCGGATCTTTGCTAAAAATGTCTTCAATAGAAACGATATCCTCACCTTCTGCTTCAATCTTGTACCCTAATGATTGTAACAATTTTGCAGTACTTGCTCCAAAACGATGACTGAAATTGCAAATGAAATGAGCCTGTGCGGGTACTTGCTTGTTAGATTGTAAGGGATCACCAAAGACAGCAAAGACCTCGAAATTAGTATCACTCAAAGTGTACTCGTCAATGAGTACAAAGACGTCCCTTGGAAAAACTTCAGGAATTTTCTGAATCCAACGGCCTTCAAGATTCGGTTTATCCGGAATACCACAGGTGTAGGCGACAAACCGTGAATCAGCTTGAATGATCTCGCGAATCAAGGAGGTTTTTCCAGCGCCAGGCACACAGTGAATCACAACAGGTGGTCTTATTGATTGACTAAGTCTAATGAAGTTATATTTATTCAAATACTTAACTAAGATATCCATATACAATACTATATAGCTAAAACCTAAGCTAACGAACTAAATCCAGACTTTGTAGTATACAGGGTAGCAACATCGGACTTGAGCAGGTGCTTATTCTTAATGATTATCCTCACACAATTGTACATTGCAGCTGCTTCCTCTTCATCCATTCGATTCAATGCTTTTTCACCCAACCGATATGCGTAAGAGACCTCAATGGCATAATTGTCGATACAATTTGCAAGATTATTCGTCTCCTTAGCAATGCACATTCTCTCCATCACCAACTGCGGTTTCTTGTAGATACCATCTGGTGTTAAGTTCCACCCGCAAAAAGTTGGCTTATTTGTGAAAGCAACTTTCGCTTTCAGCTTCAGCTTGCTCAGAAATCCGTCGTGCTCTTTCTTGATTGGCAGGCGCCTCGATGCACACATGTCATCCCCTGCAAAACATATGAATTCATTGCCCTTAATCTCGTATCTCAAAAATGTGAAGAGCATGTTGGCCATTGTATTGAAGAGAAAAGTACTTGCTTCACCTGAAAACCTCATAATTGCAAAATTACCAAGCTTAGAACCCAAATGGGTCTTGATGAACACATAGTCATTGATCAATGATTGTGGTAGTCCCAAGTACTTCATTACAGCCATTTCAAATGCAACGATGTATTGATCTTGCGAGGCATCAAAGGCTTCATAATCTGACTCCGTGCAAACACCTTCAAATTTCCCTCTAAGAACCCAATCGTTCAGCTCTTCAAGTCCCTTACCTGAATGGATGTAATAATTACTGGGTAGTACTTCATGCAGCTTCATTTCAATGTATCTCATGTAGGGCGCAAATCTACAAAGTACCTCGTGCTGAAAGCAAACGATACTCTGCGCTGCTTTGGCAACGCGAAACCGATTATCAAATTTGGTACAAAGCTGGCTTTTGGAGAAGATCAGACCGATATCAATAAGCCAATCCCGGCAAGAACGGTTCGAATGATTTTCAATAGTTGCAGCACTTTTACTAGTCTTTTTATCCTCAAATGCCTGCCGAGCCGCATCCATCATAACCTTATCATGTTGCCGCTTCAATGGAATTTTCTTTAAGAATTCATCAAGTAAAAATTTTCCATAAAGCTTAGCTTGGCCTAGTTTCCCCATTTCCTTTGCAGGATTTGAGAATCTCAACCTTTTTTTTACAGCCATAATGAATGTGACAGTATCATTAGCTCGGTGCCTTGGGTAAATAGTCTCAAATCTCTCGGCTGCATTTGTCAGTTGTTTGCCAAGTTGCTTTGAATGTTCATCAGTGAATTGATCAGATACTAAATACCCCAATCTGACCTCTCTCATTTCCTTAGCCATGATTTTGTGGACCCACGTCGCCCTCACACCCTCGAGATCCGCTTGTGGTAAGTGTGTTTTAAACCACTGCTCTTTAACCTCTGTTGCAATCTCCTGAATTTCTTCACAATCTTCTGCTTGGCCTAAGAAAATCATCCCTTTAAGCCATGGATCCCCTGCAAGCTTCTCTTCTTTCACTCCCTCATCTTTGCCAACATTCAAATCGTATGAATGTGTGAATTTAGGTTCTCCCGGCAAGAAAGCTGATAGATCTGTTACGCTAGCTGTTCCTGTTAAGAATTTGTGCAGGACTTTACCACGGTAATCCAATGCAAGCTGACTCCAAAGCACATTAGTCAAGTTAACTAAGCAAATATTCTTCTTAAATCTTGAGAGAGCAGTAACCCATCTTTGTTCAGATGTCATTGAACTAACACTGCTTATGATAACAGTACCATAATCAAATGTGAGTCCAGTACTCTCACCGAACGTCATCACATTGCTATCCTGGCCAATGTAGGAGTACACAATTTTCTTTTCGTCAAACGACGACACTAGTATTGCTTCGAGGAATTGCTCTGGAATTTTTGCGAGTCCATCAACACCGTCGTACATCAGGTACTCCTCTTTGTCTTTCGTTCCACCAAGATTACCAAAACTGCATGGCAATCGATCGATAAAATTAGGGTTGATGAATCGTTTGCTTTGAATAACAAAATTGTAACTTGCACCAGTCAGCAACCTTTTGAAATCAGCTTCAATCATACCAAGGAATAATCGATCTTTTTCAGAGTCATAATCACTTTGACAGGGATCACCTGCAACAACAATACGAACATCCGCAGGGACGAGGTATGAGACTAGATCCAGATAACCAGGCGGGTACAATTGAATTTCATCGAAGATGAGTACGCAACCTGATTTAGTCAATTCAGCATTTTGCAAGAATTTCTCAAAAGTGCTCACTGTCCAATGCTCCTGCCCCAACTTTTTCCTCGTCTGCTGATTTCGAACATTGAGGCTCAACATTTTCTTGAACTCTTCAGCTAAGGCTTTTCTTGGTGATATGTAAGTGATCATTTTCCTTGGATTAGCCTTAAAAAACTTTTTAAGCATTGTGCTTTTCCCTGAACCGAAAGTCCCAAATATACCCACGACATCCCTTGGCACAGTTTGCCTCTCCTCAGAATTCCGCAGTAAATTCTTCTTACCATCAAACAGGCTTGAACTTATGATTCCAGTACTACCATCGAGCAAACACTGACTCAAAAGTTCAGCTCGACTCTTACTGGCTAAATAGAACAACTGAGTGCCTGCATTAGAGAGAAATTCAAACTGCGTATCGCTAATTCTTGAACTAAAACCAGCGTCTCTCAGCACAAGTGCAGCAACTGCTTTCCTTCTTGGTGAGTATGAAATATGATCTTTTTCAAGTTCAAAGCAAGCACGATTTCGTCCACCTTGATTAAGCACCTTTACATTTGAACCCTCAAAAAGTTGGGCCTCAATGCCGAAAAGTGTGAAGAGGCATTCAAGATCAAGTTTACTCACGCCATCACCAGCCCAGATCTCCTTAGTTATCGACTCATCGCATTGCTCATTTATAACGTGCAGCACCTCCGTGGGATTCCGTCCAATAGCATTAGCAATTGCTTCGACAACACAACCATTTTTGGGCAGCAAAAGTGTGAAATGTTCCTTGACAAGCATTAATTGCACCCTTGATTTTTGTACCTTTGGGCAATAACGCACGCATATATCCTGCTCCGGACAATGAACAAAAATCGCGGTGCGGCTCTCAATGGCGCAAGCCATAATAGCCTCATCCTCAGCGAAGCAATCAATACCGCCCTGCTCTTTCAACCTGGCACAAAGTTCTGGTGTGTCTAGCTCAACATTTAAAGCTCTTTTCTTCAAAACAGTTGCATCAATGCACAAAGCATGGCCCATACAGTGCCAGAAACAATTGCCATCTCCGGGCACATTTACCTCCTTATACTCCATTTCTGTGTCGAGCTCTGAAATTTTAACATCAATCTCACAAAAACTCCTCTCAAAGCCAGCTCGCGGTTCTATTTCAATTTCACAATCCTCTTGAATCTTGAGTATGATTTCTGCTTCTTTTTTGAGCACGCGGAAAGTTACGGACTGCCTTCGCTCGCTACAGTTCCGGACAGAGTGCTTATGAGACTCCTGGAAGTTGTGTGGCATTGTAAATTTAGCAGGACCCTGCAACTCAATAACTCCATTGCATCCATCTCCACGAATACAAAAGTCAGCAGTGCCGCAAAGATTCACAGTCAAAATCTCTTCTCCACGGGCAAATATTGGTTCATCATCAGCGTGAAACCCTATTGAAGCTCCAAATGAGTATTCTTGGAACAAGCAAGAATCATACTTCAAATCAACCTCGTTAACTTCACACCAAAGCCTTAACCAATCAGGCCAACCCCGGCTGATGTGAGAGCCCCCATTGTACTTGTAATCTACATTACAATCTCTAGTATACCACCCAGCACGGCGACCCCTGAGGTTATCTGTTGCGATGAAATTATGATCTTGATAGACCAAGCTATCAATTTGGAAAATAATTCCACATGAACAATTTGCGCTCCCAATATCCCGCACAATCAAAGGCTGCTCCTCTTGAACTGGAACATCAATTGGCTCACTCACTTGTTCCCTTTGTTCTGTAGTGAGTGGTGACACCCTATTGTAACTTACATCATGGACATATCTGCATTTCTTAAGTGGCGGAATAACGCCAAATCTGAAGAAATCAACAACAGCTGATTGATAACTCTTGTGCAGATCCTTGAATGTGGTGCCTGACTCTCCTTGCATCCCGATGTAATTGGTAAAACCGCGGAAGTTACTACGGAACCAGAGAATTCCGATTTCATGAAAATATAGCCGCACTTTTTGCGTAACCAGTGCAACAATTTTCCTCACGATTGCATCAAAGTACTCACTTTTCGCGAGTTCTCTCAAACAAGCAGCTTTAGGTAGAAGGTGAGATCCATCTAAAATCAAGTTAGATAGAACTGAATGAACTTCAAAGCGGCTAATCCTTCGAGTACAATCTGAGGTGCACATTTTTGTATACACCTGCGCAAGTCCTTTACTGAAAGATGCAGCATTGAGTGCTAAAATTGATTGCCTTTGATTCGTCAGACTCAGTAAAAGGGAATATGGTGTCCTTTGCCGATCCCATTCAGGACTTTTGCCCCCATCATATAGTCTATCTAACTCTTGAACCAAATCAACATCTTCTTCATAGTCAACGGGCTCCAGTAATTCTTGCAAATATTGCGTAGTCCAATTAACATCCTCCAATTTGATAGTAAAACAGAAAGGGGCTAGCTCGCTAATAAAAGAGTCCAGTGCAACTTCTTTCGCTAGAGTGAACTGCCGAGCTAGGACATTGGGTAACCTACTAAGCCATTTACCCATCCACAATTTCAAATGTTGAGTCCCCAGCATAGATTCCACTTCACCAGTCTTCATGACCAATTTTGCAAAATCATGAGTGAACTTAATTTCAGTTCCCGTGGGTTCAGGCAACAATTGACTCAATTTTGCCATAGCAGACTGTTGATCTGGTTTTTTGAGAGATCTAAGATATCTATATAATCTAGAGACGACCTCAAATGCCACAGGTATGAAGCAATTAGGAGTGGTTGTCAAGAGGCTCAAACTTTTGCACCCAGTGGCTTCAAATGGCCCAAATGATCTGGCCTTAGGAGTACAGGAATCCCCCCTCGTAATACTTACAAGATGATGTGCAAATTTACTGTGTAACAGATCTACACAATAAGTGGTACCATCAGGTAAGTGCAACTTCTTTGTTCGTAGTAAGAAACCCCCTTGCACTGGTTGTTCATAACCCTCAGATCTAACGCCATCTGGATAAAAGTAAAGCGTCTTCCCTTGCACATCGAAGGTGTAGCACCAACTGTGCAAACTTGACGTGGCGCCAACAAGTAATTCAGGAGGGTATACCATTGTAGCGAGCACTTGTTCTGGAGCAAGGACTTCAAGAAATGTCAAGAGATCCCGAGTTGTCCAGTAATGTATCTCATCATGCAGAAAGACATACTTCCCCTTGCGCGCAGCAAGTGCAGGGGCTAAATCTCTCAGGGTAGAATCAGCGAGACAGGAAGCATGCCTTTTTAAGCCTAAGACCTCGGGACTACTCAAACGTACAAAATCAGATCCATATCTAGATTTATCTGCGCTAGTCACGTATCTGTTAATGCTTGTAATAAGATCTAGATTTGGATCTCTCTTCTTTAACAGCTCCAACTTAAATTGCTTGATACCTACGAAGAAAAATCTATTATCTAAATAAGAAGGCAAAACTTTGTACAAAATATAATTTTCTAAGGTCTTACATGCTGGATGTGAGTGTGGCATAGCGGAAAATGGGCTAAGATAAATGCCTGCAATACTCAACTTGCGTTTAGCTTCAGGCGATAGATGATAATTAAACAGTTGGAAATTCCCCGCTTCTACCTCCTTGTAGAAGTTCGCCGAAGCACTAGCAATAGATGATTGAACGGAAGATTCATAACATGTCACAATTTCCTCCATGGGACTTCTGTAAGTAAGTGCCATTACGTATCAAGTATGAAGTTTGCAAGTAAACTTTATCTCTTGATATGTTAGGGTAATTGTGTTTATGTTATGTTTGTGTGTTTTT